GTAATGGTGGTAATGGTGCAGGACGTTTTGTTCTTAATTGTGAGCAGAACAGTCATGGTATCACAATACAAGGCCCACCCCATAGTGCAGGAGCAAATTATACTTTAACTCTTCCAAATACAGATGGTAATGCAGACCAAGTTTTAAAAACAAATGGCTCTGGTGTTTTAGATTGGGTTGATCAATCATCTGGTGTAACTTCACAATCAACTACATTTACAGGATCAGCTGGCACAGCACAGGTTATACAAACTTATGCTGTAGGATCTGCAGATTGCACAGAGTTTACCCTTCATGTGACATCAGGATCAAATATTCAAGCACAAAAATTATTAGTTATGGATAATGGATCTGCAGTTCATTTCAATCAATACGCAGTCATGTATAGTGGTAGTAAATTAATTGATTTCTCTGCTGATTTAAGTGGTGGTAATGTTAGGATTAAGGCAACACCAGAGACAGGAGTTAGCGGATCAATCACAATTAAATCTATCAAACAGGTAATTTAAATGATATCAACTGATTCACCACTTACACTTAAACAAGTAGAACAAGAAGAGAAAGAATTTCATGAGAAAAGATTAGAAGTTGCAGCACAAGACGGATTACTTTTTGTTCCAGAAGGAACCGGAAAAAAACATTATGCAGTGACATCTAACAATGGTGATGATTGGAATCATATACATGATTGTTTATGTCAAGAAAATAGCACTGAGAGTCATGTACCAACTCATCATGTAGATTGTTGTGATGAATCTAAATCAACACCAACTGTAGGTTCATTTGAACTGACAGATACCGAGGCTGAAGAATTAAAAAAACATCCTAAAGTTGTTGATGTATCGATAGATGAATCATATTATGCGGGGACTTATAATGGATTATATGAAAGACCACATGTTCTAACTCAAACTCCTAGATATGGAAAAAATGTTATAAATGGTAGAACACTTTGTATTAGTAATGAGTCAGGTAGAAGTTTTATTCCTTCACCGACTAGTAATCCAGATGTATCATCCGCTTATGAAGGTAGAACTGGGCCACAAGTCACTAGACATACTAAATTTTTAGATCCTTTTAGTACAAGAGATTCATCATGTAGAACTCTTAATATTGATCCTGAACAATTGGGTGATGGTACTGATGTTGATGTGATTGTAGGTGATACATCTGCATGGTATGGGCATACAGAGTTTGTTAAAACAGGTAGAAGTGAACCTCAAAATTATATTCAAGGAAGTGTATTAAGAGCAGGATTTTCAACCTCTGCCACCACAGGGATATGTGGAGTTTTAGATTTAGTTTTAGATTCACCTTACTACTTAGATCCAGATTTTTTTGAGGCAAATCCCGGAGCTAGATTGGTCACAAGATGGGATGGCACGAAGGTTCCTAATGAACAGGTGGCAAAAGACTGGTGGAGGAATGAAAGCACAACGTATCGTTCAGCAAAGTATGTAAGCACGGATAGAGGTGGAACAGCAACCGTGGGAAGTGATCAAGATTTTGGAACAATTTCTATTAATACTGCCCATACGAGGGCAAAGAGTAATGGAAGTAATACTGCATTTCACACTTCAGGTGGCACTCATGCTACTCCTTGTATGTCACAAGCATATGGAAAAACATGTGGATGGGCTTATAATGCTAATAAATGGCATTTAAATATTATTTGGGATTCTGGAAACCAAACTTCAACTAATTATCTCAGGATAATGAAAGTTTTTCATCAGAATAAACCAAATCGTACTTCAGATAATACAAAAAATCCCACAATATCTTCTAATAGTTGGGGATCTATGTGGAGTATTATTCAAAGTCATTACTTTCATAGAAAATCTGGTAATGGAAATGATGGTGTAGATATGTCAAGTAATTATCCTCAATTTTTAAGTTATTTCTATTATTATGGAAGAACAGAATTATATGGACAAATTGGAGGTATACTTTCTACATTTCATTCCATCGGAAAAGAGTTGATAGATGCTGGAGTATTTTTTGTTAATTCATCGGGTAATAACAATCAAAAACAGGTTCTTGATGGTCATCCAGATTACAATAATTATTACGGATACTCTTATACAACTCTTGCTCAAGCAGAGGCAAATGGATATATGTTAAATCGGCCGGGAAGTCCTGCAAGTATTGGAAGAGTAGAAGTGGGTGGAAAAGATGTTTATCGAGCCTTTAGTATTGGTGCACTTGATGCAGGTACTACCACAGATTCAAATGGTAACTCATTTGGAAGAGAACATAAAGCAGTTTATAGTAATTGTGGTGAGGGTGTTGATCTTTACACTATTGGTAATTTAGGTTGGGCTGCCGGACATAATTATTTTGCTCACAGTTATGATAGAAACTATTCTTACAACGGTCAAACTTCTATTGATTCAAAATTTGGATTTTTTGCTGGCACTAGTTCAGCATGTCCTGTTGCTACAGGACTAATGGCAACTAAACTTCAATATAATCGTGATTGGATTTGGTCTGATATGAAAAATTGGTTAAAAAATAGTGTGACAAATCAATCAGCAGATAATTTTGAACAAGGATTAGAACCAACAGATCCTGAATCTCCAGATTGGAATACTCAGCGTAGTCTACATGGTGGTGATAGAAAAATCTTATGGGATGCACCCACTGAGTTAGATCAACAAACAACTGTAGGCCCATTAACAATAAAAGGCCCATTGAACATATCAACATAAATAATCAAAAAGAATCATGGCAGAAAAACCTTTTGGTGGGAAAGAAATAAAATTAGATGGTAGTGGCACTCCATCTATAGAGAGTCCTTCAGGTAAAGATTTAAATATAACTGCTGTAAACACTGTGTTTAGTGGTGGTATTAATGTTGCAAATCTCCCTACATCCGATCCCGGTGTTGCTGGTAGATTGTATAGAAGTGGTAACGATGTAAAGGTAAGCACAGGTTAAGTATCTAAATAAGGCAGATATGGAGTATGAAGATGGGAGCAATGACCCCACCGAATCGGAAGAGTTGTTATAACTTCCGTGTCATAGAAATTAACAAGGTACTTGACGGAGACACAATTGATGTTACAATAGATCTAGGCTTTGACCTATACAAAAAAGAGAGGGTAAGGATTGCAGGTGTTGATACCCCCGAAAAACGAACCAGAAATCTTGAAGAAAAAGCACTCGGAATCGACGCAACAAACTGGCTCAAGGACAAACTTGAAGTTGCTGTTGCTGGTGATGATGATCTCGTTATCCGTACTGAGTTGGATGGCGGTGTCGGGAAGTACGGCCGTCTTCTTGGCTGGTTATACATTGGGGATAGCAACCTTTCTCTCAATGAGCAAATGATCACTGAGGGTTATGCTTGGTCATATGATGGTGGGACAAAACAAAAAAACTTTGAAGATTTACGTGAGATACGTAGATCTTATGGTACACTTATAGAGGAAGACTAATGAAACTTGGACAAACACTTACAAAAATTAAAGACTGGGATAAAGCAAAAGCAAAATGGTTTCAAGATAAATTTAACTTGACTGACTATCAGATGCTTTGTATCTCATTTGCTAAAGGATTTATTATTGGAGCTATTCTATTATGATTTTTGCTGTTCTTGCTGATGCTGCGAAAGCATATAATGATATATCTTGGCCAGATGCCATACCATTTTTGATTTGTATTATAGGACTTTATTGGATTAAAGTTAAAATAGACACAAGAGCAGGAATAGGTAAAAAGAAATTAAGACAACTTAAAGGAGTTATCAAAGAAGCAATTGATGAAACGATTGGATTAGAATGAAACTCATTTATAAAATTGGTATTGGTGTATCATTGACATTGAATGCATTTGTATTCATTGTAAGTTCATATGGATTGATCACTTTTGACTCAAGAGTTCAACAGAATCGAAAGTTTCTTATTGATACTATTAAATTAGAGGTAGAGAAACAGATACCGAGATCTTTACCACGAGTTACGGGTGAAGTTTATGTCCCCAATAAATGATATTCATATTCATGATGTGAGTGTCCCTCACGTACATCAATATAAAATTCCTTATACCAATATACCTTTACAGAGAGTTCCTGTCACACTACAGATTGGGTTTCCAATAGTAGAGATGCCAGGCTGTGTAAAGATGCATAAGGATAATAAAGATCATATTACTCGTCTACCCTTTGATAAAGATCTTGTAAATCAAGATCCAAAAGGTTCTACAACTTTGTGTCCTCACGGTGAGTATCCATCATATGATGCGATGGATTATCAACCAGAAAATCTTATTGTCACCAGAGAGACACCACCACCTCCTGTCGCACCTCCACCAGAAGTTGATGCACCAGAGGTTCCTCCTACTGGTGATCTTGGTGGAAATGAGGAAGTTCCATGTCCCGGCCCCGGTCAATTAAGAGTTGGTGATGTAACTCAATCAGGTGATGAAAGAGTTGTTGGTCATCGACTTATTGATAATGGTAAAACCTGTGAGACATTGTATGAACCAACCACAGCACTCGAAAAGTATGTTCCACCAGTAAATCAGGTAACATCTGTGACAGCACTAGCAGTTGTGGCTACAGCAGGTGCTGCTGCGACACCATTATTAATTCGAGTAATACGACCTGTAATTAAAAAATTATGGACAACTATCCAAAAGAAATTAGGTAAAAAAATTGAAGAACCAAGTCGTCAATTAAAACAAACAAATAAGTATCGTGAGAAGAAAGGACTCCCACCATTAAAGAAATAAAAAATTTTAATCCTCTAGTTGCATTTGAAGAATTTAATGAAGACAAGATAACAGGTTATGAACCTTGTCTTGGTGGAGAGTTGCGTGAAAAGGCAGTTTGGGTAGATGAAAATGTATGTATCGGATGTCAATATTGTGTTCACGTCGCATCAAATACTTTTGTTGTAAATGAAGAACGTGGTAAGAGTAGAGCAATGAGACAGAATGGAGATAGTATTCAACTAATTGAAGAGGCAATAGATACCTGTCCAGTTGATTGTATTCACTGGATTAGTTTTGAGTCTTTATCTCAAAAGTTTTTAGATCTGAAGCAGTCCCATTTGCAGGAGGAGTAATAGTTTGTATCGTATGAGTATGATTTGGTAGAGTTCCGGGTGGATTAACTAACACAACATCTGCACATACAGCAAAGTATGGTGAATTTTTATGGAACATGATGCCAGCCTTCATAAGTTCACCACAATTTTTTAATCTAGCAATCTCAAAATCTAATCTTTTATTTGCAGTTTGTTGTTGCATATATGCAATGTTAGCAGTTGCTGCCTCTTTACAAAGTGCTTGTAGTTTTTTATCTAATGGTTTTGACCATGTTGCAGAGACACCAACAGAGAGTGTGCTACTATCTTTCTGTCCTGTTCTAGTTGGTTTGTAATATAATATTTGGCCGGGATTATCTGGTACATCATCATTATTTGCGTCTACATTGTTATAGACAGGATCCATCCAATAATCCTCATAAGGCCGTTTGACTGCAATATTTCCGGTAACGAAGGGAGTTACGTTCATTGTAGGCCCTTGACATGATATATTATTTCCGTATGTGTTCGTGATATATGGGCCTTGTAAAACTTGTATTGCTTGATTGGTCACTGAGCCAGAGGAATTGGCCACGGGATTTGCTGTGGCAGAGACACCTCCTATATCTGAAGCAAAGGATGGTGTTGCTGTTCCAACTGTGAGACACAGTGAGATTAATTTGAGAAGACGCTTGTTGTGTTTGTTACGCTTTGGATAGTGGTCGTACGATTTATGATCGTATGATTTTTGAGGCCAGGCCCAGAATATGTTTCTGTGAATTGAAATGCCTGTCCCGGATTCACTACTGTAAAGTTTGGTTTGTTTTCGAGGTCTAAACCTGTCCATGTCGATGTCACTCCATTCAATGTATTACTACCAGTTGATGTGGTAGGTGAGGATATAGTTGCTCCATCATGTTCTATGTTTGTGCCTGTTATAACGTGCTGATAGCCTGTGTCATATGACATCGAATTTATGGTCTCAGTCACCGTAGAAGTCGTTTCCGTGTTGCTCGTCATTGAGCCCTGAGTGAAATTGGGCACAACTGGCACAGCACCTACACTTTGTTGTGTGAGTGCAGTGAGCACAGTGGCAACAATAACAAGATTCTTTTTCATCTTTCATCGTATCACAAAATCAATCTATTGTCAATTCGTTTACGAACTGTCCAGTGGCCACAGTACCTGATCCACCTGCTGTTAGTGTCACAGCACCTGAAGTCAAGATTGTACCAGCTAGATCACCTGCTGATCCTGAACCAGTGGATGTCTGATTACTGAAGT